AAAACATCTTAGCAAAGGAGATGAAAGATTATGGACTAAAAGAACCTATACTTCCTACAGTTAAAGAAATCATTGTTGCTAATTCTTTATGGGAACAAGGAATATTCCAACAAAGCATTTGCCATAATAATCAACCATCATTAACACAAGTTGTAACTAATTGTGAGAAAAGACTTATAGGGTCCAATGGTGGTTTTGGGTATAAATCGCAATTTGAAGATATGGACATTAGCCTTATGGATAGCGCTTTATTGGCACACTGGGCTTGTCATGAATTCAAGCCTAAGAAAAAGCAAAAAGTTAGGTATTAAACGACTAATAATAGTCGTTTTTTTAATACACAAAAATTACCGATACCACCGGGTAAGTGGGAGAAAGGAGATAATTATGAGTAAAGAATTTAAACCTATTATGACACAGGAAGAATTTGATAGAGCTATACAAGATAGGCTAGCTAGAGAAAGAGAGAAGTTTGCTGATTATGAAGATATAAAAAGAGAAAATGCAAAATTAAAAACTGAAATAAATACATTAAAGACAACCTTAGAAGAATCCAACAAGAAAATAGAAAGTTATGATAAGGATATATCCGAATTGAATAAGAAGATTGCAGACTATGAAACTGCAAATTTGAAAACAAAAATAGGATTACAACATGGGCTTCCATATGATTTGATAGACCGTCTTGTTGGAGAAGATGAAGAAACCATAACAGAAGATGCTAAAAAGCTAGCTGAACTTGTAAAGAAAAATGAACCTATAGCACCATTAAAAGATGTCGAGCCTCCAATAAGTAGTGGAGAAGATGGTGCTTATAAATCATTATTACAAAAATTGAAAGGAGAATAGATTATGGTATTACAAAAAGGTGCTTTATTTGATCCTAAATTAGTAAATGATTTAATTACTAGAGTGCAAGGTAAATCATCATTAGCAATATTATCTAAGCAAGTTCCTATTCCATTCAATGGTTTTAAGGAATTTGTGTTTACTATGGATAATGACATTGATATAGTTGCAGAATCAGGGGCAAAAGGAGAAGGTGGAGTAACTTTAACACCACAAGTTATAGTGCCTATCAAGTTTGAGTATGGTGCTAGAATTACAGATGAATTTATGTATGCATCAGAAGAAGAACAAATTAATATTCTTAAGTCTTTCAACGAAGGATTTGCAAAGAAAGTTGCTAGAGGCTTAGATTTGGCCGCTTTCCATGGAGTGAATCCAAGAACAGGACAACCATCTTCAGTGGTAGGTCAGAACTGTTTTGACGCAGCAGTAAATCAAGTAGTACAAGCAACTAATGGTTTGCCTGACCCTAACGCAAACATGGAGGATGCTATTGCATTAGTACATGGCTCCGAATGGGATGTTACTGGGGCAGCAATATCACCAGAGTTTAGAGCAGCTTTAGCAGCTCAACTTGATGCAAGCGGTAACCCAATGTTCCCACAACTAGCATGGGGTAATGCTCCAAATGATATTAACGGGCTACCTATTGATGTAAACAGAACTGTATCTGATATGGCTACAAATGATGCTAGAGTATATGTAGGAGACTTTGAAAATGCATTTAAATGGGGTTACGCTAAGGAAATTCCACTGGAAATAATTGAGTATGGTGATCCTGATAATTCCGGATTTGACTTAAAAGGACACAATCAAATATACATCAGAGCTGAAATCTATCTAGGATGGGGAATACTTGATCCAGATGCCTTCGCTATAATCGAAGAACTACCGGAGGTAGTACAAAATGATTAAGTATAAGTATAGAAATACAAAAACTGGGGCTACTATCCGTAGCTCCAGTAGAATTAGAGGGAAGAACTGGATTGAAGTAACAGACGAAGTTGAGGCTGAAGTTAAAGAAAAAGTTAAAGAAGAAGTAAAAGAAGTTGTTGAGAAAAAAACAATTCAGGAAAAAGAACAAATTGATGATATTGATGGAGTAACCAAAAAAGAAATCATGCAAGAGTTAGACGCTATGGGGATTGAGTATAATTCAAGAGCAACAAAGAAGGAGCTGTATAACTTAATGATGCAAGGAAGGTGAGAATATGAAAACCTTCGCAACGATTGACGATCTACAAGAGCTATGGAGACCATTTAAAAATCTTGACGAAGCTAATAGAGCAGAATCATTGCTTGAAGTGGTTTCTGACAGTCTGCGAGAAGAGGCAAAAAGAGTAGGTAAGGATTTAGATAAAATGGTTGAAGAGAGCCCTTCTTTTGCCACTGTGGTTAAGTCTGTAACTGTAGATGTAGTTGCAAGAACATTAATGACTTCTACAGACCAGGAACCAATGACACAGGTGAGCCAATCAGCATTAGGATATAGTGTTCAAGGTACTTTTTTAGTGCCAGGTGGTGGACTTTTTATTAAGAGGTCAGAGCTGGCAAGGCTAGGCTTAAGAAGGCAACGTTATGGGGTGATTGATTTTTATGGCAATGATTAAAGGAATAACAGTTACCCTTATTGATAAAAAAGAAGTAGGAAAGGATCCTTTTAATAATCCCATTTACGAAGATGTAGAAATAGAAGTTGATAATGTACTTGTTAGCCCTACTTCTACTGATGATATAGTTAATACTATGAACTTGACAGGTAGAAAAGCAGTCTACACTTTAGCAATACCTAAAGGCGATACAAATGACTGGGAAAATAAAGAAGTTATATTTTTTGGTCAGAGATGGCGAACATTTGGCATTCCACTTCAAGGCATAGACGACTTAATTCCACTTGATTGGAATAAGAAAGTGATGGTGGAACGTTATGAGTAAGTTTAAGTTTGAACTTAATAGAGCAGGAG